GGATATGCTTAGCGACACACACCTATGGAAACAAGAAAATGTATCTGTTACATTCATTGCTCGTGACCTAGACGTAGACACATTGAAGCGACTTGAAGACATGTCTAATCGTGAGCTTGCAAAACAACTGTTGGAGAAGGAGTATTAATATGGTTAAGAAAAAAGACGAGAAGAAAGTTGTACCTATTGCACCTACAGTAGAAGTACCAGAACCACAAGGCCCAACGCCAGAAGAAATTGCAGAGCAAATGCGTAGAGATGAAGAGGAAATGGACCGCCGCTTATCACGTTATCTGTCGGCTAATCCTATGCCTCCTACATCTGGTGTAGAAGAACAAGAGGATGAAGAAGAAGAAACCTTTACTCTTGATTTTGACAAAGGCATTGCTACTCAGAAGATTGGCGAAGGTGTAGCTATCCGTAATGAGGATGGCACGATTGAAGTTATTGAAGGCCCAGTAGCTGATAAAATTAAAGAAGTAGCTGCTCCTGTAGGCCCTGGTACTGTCGTAGAACCAACTCCTTATGAGAAAGAAAAGAATCGTTTCAGTGACCTGATTACAGAACGACTAGTATCCAAAGCATTGGCTAGCTTAATGGAACGTCTGAATAATGTACAGAAAGAATCAGAAAAGGTTGCTCATGATGTTGGTCTCGGATACCTAGGTGAGCGTACCTATAATGGTATGTATGAATCAGTTGAAAAACAAAAGAAAGAAATCCGAATGGCTTGGCATGGCGGCGTAGTTGCCTATGATAAGATTCCATCTTGGGCTATGCCTTGGGTTGAAGACTACATCAAGAACGGATTAAATAGCTTATTGGACTTCGTTGAGCGGGATTAAACTCCTGCTCTTTCCTTTTATAAAAAAAGATTTACAAAACCCACCATTAGTGGTTACAAATAAACTATGGAGGGCGAGAAATATGACCAAACACACACTAAAAATATATGACGCCGTAGTAGACATCTACGAATTTACAGATGATGAATTCTTAAATGCTAACATTGAAGTAGAAGGGGAAGTTACTTCTTTTAGTATCCTTAGTGATGGTATCTATACGCCAGCTTCAAGGGAATTCCAATCATATTATGCAAGAGGATTTGCAGAGGACAGAACAATCTATGTTCTTGCAGACTATATTGACACTAAACAATTATCGAACTTGTTCTTGGCACTGGGTGCTACATCAGCCATCGCTGCACCATTTGATATCACCAAGGTAAAGATATCAGAAGGCTTCGAGAAGGAAGAAGTAGAGGCTCCAAAGCCATCGAAGAAGCGACGTAAATAATCGGGGGAATTAGAATGGCAATTATATTAGGAATAGACCCATCTAGTGTAGCAACTGGATATGCAATAATGGATACGGCTGGAGACCTGCTGGACTGGGGCGTTATCAAACCAAACAAAAAGAAGTTGACTGAACCTCAGCAAGCTAAGTTCCAATACGATGCATTAGCAGAACTGATTGAGAAGTGGGAAGTATCAGCTATTGGTTGCGAAGACCAACACAGGGGTGTGAATGCTGACACGTTCAAGAAGTTATCACGCATATCAGGCTACTTAATGTTACTAGCAGGGCAATACGATTTGCCATTCGAACTACTCCATCCCAGCTCCTGGAGAAAGATTGTCCATGGGAAAGGCAATGCAAAGAAAGAAGATACTCTAGCCTGGGTTAAAGAAACATATGAACTGTTACTTTCAAAAAAGGACAACGACATTGCCGATGCAATAGGGATTGCAAAAGCAGCAGTACTACATTTCACACCAACTAAAAGTGAAGCGAATTAATATGACTGGAGGATATCAAAATGAGGATATACAAAGGGGACGTAGGAATGGAACTGACTGTTCAATCCTTCCTTGACTTATTAGAAGAGGATGCATTGGACGAAGCAATCAACATGGTTCTTGACCTAGACGCCGCCAGTTCCCTCAGTGGGGACTATGATGGGGATTTAATCTACATGGGTTCAATTGACCTAGATGGATTTGATGGAGACTTAGAAAACCTATTTGACCACATTACAGACAACATCGAGCAGTACGATACAATGGATGAACTAGACCTATTAGACCTTCAAGAAATTCTTAACTCAGGTTTGATACTAGGTAATCCTTTCATGGACGATGATGAACTGCTTGATAACATACTACTAAGTAATGAGGACTTACGTGTAAAAAGAATCGTACAACGATTCGGTCATATTGATTAGGCTTCAAGAAGGAGCAAATCATGAATGAGAAAAACAAACCACAACCAGAAGATAACAACATAGACGAACTGGTTCTTAAGTATCAACAAGGAGACGAAGCAGCGGGCGAAGAAATCCTTCGTATCTATGGCGGCGACCCTCGCAAGAAGGAACTGTCATTGTACCTAGGGAAGTTCTACAAGATGCTTCGTTTCGGTAAGATTGATTTTAAGGACTATGACTCACGCGTATTCCTAAGTCTGTTTATGGAAGACAGAGCGATTGGTAAGGCACTACGTCAGAGCTACCAATACCGTCCTGTTAAGCAAGCAGCTGTACGTAAGCTAGGTGTCATCACTGAATCATTAAAGGTGATTGAAGATGAAGACCTTAAGCAAGACCTGCGTATGCTATTACTTACACAAGCAATGCGTTATGAAAAAGAGAACCGTGTATTCGGTGCCTACCTCTACCACTCTTACCGCTTTGCAGTGAAGAATTATATTAAGAAAATACAGAAGCCAGCAGAACCTTACATCCATATGCCTAAGGAGCTAATGCGACTCGCTGACGACCAGCTAAAGGACAACGACGCCGACATCGAAATCAATGACAGTATCTTTGTTCAAGCTCCAATGATTTTCATGGACGAAGAGCTAGGTAACTCATGGGTGAGAGGACTTACTTGTGGTGATGAGTTCAAAGAACTGACGCCGCTACAACGCCTTATCATCAAATTGAATTACTATGATGGCATGTCTGATGGAAAGATAGCTGAGATGATGGGTATCCACATTAACACCATCTTCCGTCAACGTACCAAGGCAGGAAAGATTGTTAAGGAAACTGTACACAAGCTTCTAAATGAGGGTATTGATGAATGAGTGAACTAAAAGTAACTACATGTTCAGCGTGTGGAAAAGAAATTAAATATACAACTAAGAAACCCAAGGTATGTACTGTCTGCCGCAATGCTAAGAAGGCCGTTAAACCAGCTGAATCGAAGCCTGCGAAGAAACCTTCCTATAAGAAGAAACCAGACAACAAGAATACTCAAGGGGAGCTTATCCTGTTCCGTGCGTTGGACCAGTTACTTGTAGGACATGACTATATTAATCATGGATACTACTCATATCTACCCAGCCCGAAAGGATACCCTTTGCAGCTTGACCGCTACTACCCTGACCTTAAACTAGCTTGGGAGTTTGATGGTAAGCAGCATGAAGAGTATAACAAGTACATTCATAAGTCGAAGAAGAACTTCGAATACTATAAGGAATGTGACAAGCTAAAAGAGAAGAACTGTAAAGCTAAGGGGATAACTTTAATCCGTATTGCATGGAACTATAAGATAACTCCCGAAGCTCTTAAGCTAGATATCTTGAAAGCTAATAAGGACTTGTACAATAAGTTGTTCTAGGGAGGAATATCAATGTTCAATTTTAAATGGCAAGAGCAAGCTATCTTCAAGCAGCGTGTAGCTGTAGTGGCACCAAGACAAGCAGGTAAGACTTATGCAGCAATACAATGGGCAAGGAGAGCAGGTAAAGATGTTCTTTATGTAGCCTCTAACCGTCAGATGATTCCTTATATCATACGAGCATTTGCTGAGTTGTTTCCTACTGACCAGCATGCTGTTCAGCCTAGCCATGGTATTATCTCTTGGAGAGATGGAACTGTCATTCATGTAGTAGCTGGCCAAGACGAACGGGTTTTCCGTGGCTATCGGGCCGATGCTGTCGTTATAGATGACGCGGATTATGTACCTGAAAATACCATCTTAAATGCCGTTATGTGCTGTACGGGTGAACGGATGTACATAGGATGTACAAACCCTAACCGTGCTGGAGCGAAACTTCTCGAACGGTTTTCATCACTTGAACTGATAACTATCCCTGGAATAAACGGTAAGAACAGCTCATACAAATTTCTATTGGAGAGTGCATACTAATGGGTGGAGCATTTAGCATGATGTTAACATGTTTGATGGCAGGGGCAGCCGTTGTAGCCGCCTTCTTCATTGACCGTGATTTAAAACGAGCTAAAGAGAAACAAGAAAAGGGAGACGACAAATAAGTCGCTCCCTCTTTTTTATACAAAGGGAAACAGCTCTCCTGATTGGCTATTTTTGAGAGCTGCTTACCTAATCGTATTTTTTATTGTAATTTTGTTAGCTATTAGAAACGTCCACCAAATTGAGATTCTGCCATTGCACATAGACGTTTAGTAATCTCTCCGCCAACGGAACCGTTAGCACGAGCAGAAGTCTCTGCTCCTAGATGGACACCAAACTCTTGGGCGATTTCAAACTTCATCTGTTGTAAAGCAGATTCTACCCCTGGAACAACCAAGCTATTATTTCGCTGCACCATATGAAAACCTCCTTTCTTAGATTGCTATTAACATTCTACTAAAGGAGGCTATCTATGTGTGTTAAATTATTCCATTAAGATTGTATGAATTCATTACTGGATGACAGATGTCACGATAATCGCAGTAGCGACAGTCAAAGGATGTCGGCTGGAATTCCCTTTCAGGTAATGTGCCAGCGTCAATATGACTAATGACAAACTTGATGTCGCTCACGATTTCGTCAACTATGGCTTGGTTGTATTCCACATAGTAATATTTGTGGTCTTGAGTATTTTTATTCTCATAATAAACCATGCCTGCACGAATACCTGTAAGATAGAAGTATAATTGCAATTGCATCTCGTGCTTCTTTTGCGGCTTTGTCTTTGGAGTATAGTCTTCATACGACTTTTCTTTTGCTGATTTAAACTCAACAATAAGAACGTCGGAAGCCCATCCTTCATAGACTAATTCTTCTCCAGTTTCAGTACCCTCTTCATCATAGACAGGTTTGAATAGCTTAATCATTTCATCCCCTTCGATAGGGCCTTCTGTCTTCTTCATAAAGTTATAGATGATGGCATCACTTCGACCAGAGATGCGAAGCTCTGTGTCCTTTAACTTAAGCTCAGGCGCTACCATGATACCCATCTTTTCAAAGTATTCTTCCATACGATTGTGGAAGTAAGTACCGTTATCTAAGATAAGTACGCTGCGTCCCTGCTTAGGTTTGCCTGGGTAACCCATCATTTGATAAGCAACCTTACGTTTACATGAGCCTACAGATGATGGATAGAACTTACCAATCCTTCCTTCATCATAACGCTTCTGCTGGTTACGCTGGTCTTCTTCAATTAAGTATTGGTGAAGCATGTCAATTAGATTTACGTCTCCGTATTTCTCTTTGATTTCTTGTATCTTTTTGACCGCTTCTATTTTTGTTGCATCCACTTAGATTCCCCCATATTCTATTGATTTATTTACACTAAGTGCTTATGTTTATCATGTCAATATTATACCATACAATGTCATAAAGTTAAAGGAGGTTATGGTATTATGCCTAGAAATGTAAAGCCACTCAATCAAGACCGTGACAACAGTATTGCTGGTGAGCTACTGACACGTAAAGATAATAAGACCAAGATGGACCAAGTGCTTGCACTTAAAAAGCCTGAGATTGACAGGTCAGACTTGCCTGCTGCTCAGAGCCAATGGTCTACTGGACGCGGCTGTCCTAAGTGTAAACATACACTACGGATGAAAGAAATGACAGACAATGAAACACTTATTGTTTTCTGCGGTAACTGCGGTGCTGAATACCACCATGACGACTTAGAAAACACGAGTGCAATTGGTGACATGATACACCGTCAGATTCCTGATGACCTTGTCCTCCGATACATGGCAGCAAATGATTTGCGTCTACGTATGGAAGGAAAATAATGCTTGACGACTCCCTCTTTTAATCGTTAAAAAGATATTAAGGGGGAGTTTCTTTTGAAAACTATTATAAAAAACTGGCTAGAAATTATGTGGTACACAATAGCTATGAACTTTGCATGGGCCATCCTAGTCCACTTCCACTATGCTGATAAGCCAGAAGATATGGAATGGTACTGGTTCTTTCTAATTCTAATCGTAACTTTCTTTGGCGGAGAATATCTTATCACAAAACATGATAAGTGGCTATGGAAACGAAAGGTTATGAAGGTTGCTAGAAAGGTAGCCGAGTACCAGGGACTCGACCCAGATACATTAGACTTCAAAGACTTTGATGTCGTAGAGACAGAAGATGGCATCATTGAAATCATCATATATAAAAAACAGGGGGAAGATGACAAATGAAACCAGAGTATCAATTCAAAGTAGAGAAGCTAACTGACAAAGAGAAAGTATTAGATGGACTACTAAGCTCAGGACATATTGTATCTTGTGAGCAGAAGTTCGGCCACTATGAAATTTCTGTTTATGGTAAGCAGCGCGTAGATGGCAAGGGCGGCAAGCCAACCGATTGGTTTAACAATATGGATAAGCCACCAGGTGATGGTATCTATATTAAGACACCTTACTATCCACCAACAACTGCTTACTTTGGAACTGCTTCTATTAATGGTGGAAGTATTCAAACAAATTCTACTATTACAAGTTCATTAAATACTGACAACGCTAAGTTGAAAGAAGAAATGAATGAAATCATCAAGAAAGCTATTGATAATAACTACGGTTGTTAATAAAGAAACCACGGATTATTCGTCCGTGGCTTTTTCTTTGCAGTCATTACATATGACATCTACATATCCTTTTTCATCTAGTATCTTTTTCAGAATGGAACCTTCCTTCTCCAAAATCTGTTTAAAGGTAGGAGCCGAACCATCAACCCCGCACTTCTCACACTTGGTTGGAACCATTACAATATCTTCAACACTGTATCCCATCTTGTCCTCTTTTCCTACATAGCCTACATGCAATGGATGATTCCTATCTAATGCCGCAGGTAGTACATACATCTTCTTAATCATTACGTCAGCCCCCTTTATAGGACTAACGTAACGATTTTATTCTGAAAATTGCAAGCGTTTTATTTACGCATTTGCCTTTTCTTCCATCTTATTTCCTATGTGTTTCACAATGGCATTGATACCAGTACCAGTAGCGATGAAGGAAACATTTCCATTCTCTACTCGTGCTCCAAGTTCTGCCCATGGTGCGTTAACAGAGAAGTCTGTTTCTGCAATCGCCTCAAGAATTTCTTCTTCTGTAGCGCCTGCAAACTTCGCCATATAAACAAACTTCATGATACCTTGCCATACTGGTGACTTGTGCATCACATACTTATCAGCATCATTAATGTCGCTAGGAAGTACTTCGAATACCTTGTTGATGATATCCACTACGTACTGTTTCACTTCATCATAGTTATCTTCGTTTAAGATTTCTGGATTTGTTTTGTCTGTTCCTGTTAACAAGAAAGCAATACCATTTGTGATGGTAGTAAGAAGGAATGTGTTCGGATTCACATGTGATAATGAAGCCTTCTCCATTTCCACACCATACTTCTCTAGGTATTCATTGTCTGCTGACAATTCTTTAGCCAGTCTTGTGTAGTAGTTTGATTGGTCAAACTTCAAGCTAACAGATTTTGTTGGGCGCTTAGCCAAGTTATTTAAGTCATGGAACAATTGACGCTCCATATCCTCAGTAATACCAGCAAAGATAACAACAGGAATTTGCATGTTCTTTAACGACTCCAGCTTACGTGAGATTAAAAACTTCTTACGCTTGTCTGTCTCAGCCTTCAAGTCTTTTTCAAGTAAAGCAATGGCCCGCATAATCCCTTTGAATCGGTGCTGTCCATCATTAACAGAAAGGATGCTCTCGATGTCGATTGCAATTTCTTCCTTCTGATGATTGTAAAGAATATCTCCACGACAAGTAGTAGTAATAGACGTAAGGAAGCTCATGTTATCTTCCCTCAATCCTTTTAATACATACTGAGAAAGCGATACTACTTTTGCTCTGTCAATGTTACGCTGTACCTCCTTGAACACTGCCAGGAAGTCTTGTAACTCGTGAAACTTTAATGTGACGTTGTAAAACTTACGTCCAAACTGCATACCTTCTGTACCATTTAACTTAACATATGTTGCCATACCAATTTCCCTCCTAATAATTTCGACGAGCATCGGATTTCTCGTCGCTATTGTTATTATATTGCAACTACAAATAAAAAAGCAAACTACATATGCGTCTGCCTCATTATGACTACAATTTTTGCATTTCGCGGAGACGCTTTAGACGTTTTTCAATAGAGTTTTGCGTGCGTCCCATCTTATCCGCAATCTCACGTTGTTTTAATGCCTGTTTATAATAATAATCAAGCAAGGTCTCGTCTTCCTCTGGAGTCCATATCTTCTGCTTGGCAGGTCTATAGAACTGCTTTCTCCTCTCATACATTACCCATGCTGGTTCAGGTGGTAAAGAATCTAAAGGTATCTTGTTGAACTCAATGAAGTCTTTGTTCTTCTCTGCCCATTTCCAGAAGTCATCTATTGTGATATGGTAATGCATATCCTTACGGTCTACACCCGTGTATCGGGATTTCTTTTTAGCTGGCAATCCTTTTGTTAGTACCCAGCGGCGGACAGCCTCATAAGAGACACCAATTGCAGCAGCCAATGCACTTGCACTATAGGTGCCTGCTTCCATATGTAGGTCGCCGTATCCTAATTCAATTACTTTAACCCGCAATCCTTCTAGGGGGCGGCCTAACTTTTTCGCTATGGAATTCAAAGTATGAGTACCTACCAATTCATCAATGATAGCTATCTCTTCATCTGAGTAGGTCTTACTATAGTTTTCTGGTCTTACTGGTGCTTTCTTGGGTCTTCCCATGTCCATCTACCTTTCTATGCTTCTTCCCCAACGTGCAATGAAGTGTACAAAGTCCTCATTGAAGTCAGGTTTGTTTTTCTTTCTGTGCATCCATAACATCTTGAATGCTATATTTTGAATTTGAATAGGATATTTCTTTATATAAAAACCAGAGCCACTAGAATCAGCCCCACCAACTAAATCGTAGTAGGGCATCTTGCTAGCTTCCTCTGGATACTTTTGTAGTAGCTCCACCATACGTTTACATAGGTAATCATAATCGTGGTCACTGATGATATTCTCATTCAATTCATAGTAGAGGAAGGAGTTCATCAAGAACTGCTGCATCCTCCGCCATAGTTCCTCTACCTCAGTCGGCTGATACGGCATACATATCACTCATCTCTTGAATCACTTGCTCTGCTTTTGCCAATGAGCCGTACTGTCTAGCATGCTTGCGAATCTCAGCAGCCATAAGACGGAATGATTTCTGATGGATATGAATCTTAATCATGTATCGGGGCAGGTCTTGATATTCTTTACCTTCCGCCGCGTACTCCTCAGGGGATTTCTTATCACCCATTAAAACTGCTTCGTGGTCATTTAGACATAGCATGATAGTGTTACGTGTCTCATAGGCTTCCTGTTCTAAGTAATAGAATAGATAAGGAACCTTGTTGATTAACTTGTGACACCACTTACGAACCTCTGGTGTTTCCCAAACCTCAGTAGCTGTGTCATCATAGCCATGGAAGCTGATAGCTAACTGTTGGAAAGCTTTTAATTCTGCAAGCTTATGAACAGTCTTCACAACGTCCAGAATCTCTCCTGCCTCCACCGCTTCTCTACTAACAATTGCTACATACATATTAGGCTTTGTCATATGATTGCTCCTTTCCACACATCCAATATCTCAGATGCTTTATCTCTTACATAAGGGAATCGTGTTTCCTTTATTAGCTTCAATAAGTTAGAAGAAAAAGGATATCCAATACCATAGTTTGAATGAATGTAATTAAGAAGTCGAAGAATATCTTTCGCTTCCTCCTTATACATTTCATACTCAGGATTTCCTACTTGGAATCCTTCCATTGAACGTAAGCGGCTGCGATATTCTATTTCAATTTCCCTAGCCCACTTATCCATTAATGATAACTTAGTATCTTCTAACTCATATATTTTTTCTGATTCTTTCATATGGTTAAGACAAGTCTTAAGACCGTCTAGCTTACCTTCAATGCGCTTGGCTTCTAATACGGCCCAGCCATCACTTCGTACAGATAAGTCTTGATGTCTTCCTTCTAAGTATTCTTGTCCATTTTCTAACCAGGTTTTCATTTCATTCCAAACTTCTTTATAAGTCATACTCATAATGTATACTCCCTTTGGCTAAACTGAAAAGAAGAGGACTCGGTCCCCTCTCCTAATCTTCAAACTGTATGTGCGGCTCTTCTTTTGGAGAGTCGTTCGGTTTGTATTCGATAATCCATGACTCAGGATACTTATAGATTGTGTATGTCATATCGAGCATCTCCAAAGCTTCCAAGTATAAGATTAATTCTTCTAATGTGTGAGCCTTTTTTGTTAGCATGTTTCTCCTCCTTATATCTCTTCGATGTCATCCACCTCACTCTCAGAGCCACAAGTAGGACACGAGAAGAAGTGCTCAGGTGGCGACACCTCTATCGGCATAATACCTCCGCCAAAATCTTCTTCTGTTGCTTCATTCCATTCATCTGAACTATGTTCTGATTGGCAAATCGGACACACGTACAGTGTATCATACTTTATCATAATATTACACCTCCTCTAGGTCTACAGGTTTCTTGGTATCCCTATTTGTATTTCACATGTGCTCGATTCATGATAACGCTGCTGAGCATATGCCCATGTAGTATCTGCACCGAATACTTTCCCAACTAAATACTGGGAAGTTTCCCATGGAGCATCATGTTCGAATGGTAGAGCCGCAAGGATATCATCCCAATCCTGCTCTTCTTCCTGTAACATATACTCATCAATATAAAATAAAAATTCCATATCATCGGCAGTGTCATGACTACAATAAGGAGATAAATCCCTGCCTGCAATTTCATTTAATTTCTCAACCATTTTTTCAAATAAAGTTTCTGTATCCATTGTGAACCCAATGAACTCAGGTTTCTTTGGCAGTACCATTAGTGATTCAAGAAATGAATCTACAGTTAGCTTACTCATAATATCACTCCTAAAAATAAAGAGGCCCGTAGGCCTCCTATTGTTTTGTAAATGCTTCCTCGATGATGACACCATCTTCTTTTGCTTCTTGATAGATAGGTTCTGTATGGTCATACGTATACATATCCAAGAATTCCATCACACTATACTCATACCATTGTTGAAGTTCTTTCTCCAACCATTCAAATGGTACAACGAATAGTACAAGGTCTGGTGACTCCTCATCATCAGGGTCATGGTTAGGGTTGTAGCTGATAAGAGGCACACCATTCTTCTTAATAAATGGGTCAGGAAACTCTTGCACTACATACCCTAGCTCTTCCACTCTCTCTTGCAGCTTAGCAGAGCCGCCCTGTTCTAAGAACATATTTAATTTCTGCATAGCTACGATGAAAGACTCAGGGTCATAAACAACTCCTTCTTGGTCTTCACGGGCATCAATGATATGGAATTGACCCATTACATTGGTAGCTCCTTCATCTTCTACACCAACCGTTAATGCTAACCCAAAAGGATTTAACACCTGCCGATTAAGTTCAAATATTAATCCAGTATCAATTAAGAACTTACCAGGTGCTTGCATTAATCTTCTTGTTATTTCTTCACTCATTTAATTTCCTCCTAGGTTGTTGCATGGTGTTCTCGTGCTTCTTCCTCACGGATACGGCGCTTACGTCTTACCTCAGGGTCAGTTGGTGGGAACAATCCAGTTGCTTGAATCGTTCTTCTTGCACGAGTAATGCTTTCAGGAGTGGTAGCACGGCGTAAGAATGATGGCCCAAACCCGATACTTGTATTGATTTGGTCATACGTCTGCCAATACTTAAGCAGTAAAAACTTATCATCATTCCGAGCCGCTTCCCATTGCTCCAGTAGGTCTAAGACATTACGTTTTACTACGC